ATCTCTACTGCTGCTATCGCTACTGTGGCTGCGACTACTCCTATTATTTTAAATTTAGTAAAACCTATAGTAAAGAATTTAATAAAGAAACTTACTTCTCGGAAGTCAAAGAATGAGAGTGAGGAATCACCTGACCGGGAGGAACAGTAACTGTAATGCCCTCACATATAGATGCATACTTGCCTGTAAATTGTACTCCCAACTTAGCTTGTTCACCACATACCTTTAACCTAAACAAGGCCAATTCTAATTTTCCTTTTTCATATAATAATTTTTGATTTTTAATATTTACTTCTGTAGCTTGGTGACATAGTGCAGGTGCTTTGCCAAGCGGAATACTAAACTGTGCTGAGATTCCATAATTAACATTAAAATTATCTTTTTCAAATCTAGGTATTTCTTGAACGTACTTAATAGCACCTGTATCTTCATCGTAAATATTTTGTCTGGTAACGTCTTGTCTCGGTAAGTTGAATGTATGAGAGTCGGTTACATAGGGAGTGATTGTAAGGCTAGGGGAAGAACAAACAATACCTTGCGACATCCTAAACTGAGGGCTGCTATTCGGCAAAATTTGCTGGGCATTGTTATTAATCGTCCCAACGGCTTGGCTACTCGGACTACTGACCGTTGTATTAGCTAGAACTTTTGTAGGGCAAAGTATAAGAGCTATTGCCCAAAGGTAGTTTCTACGGTGGTTGTTGTAGTTGTATTTATGGTGCGATTTATTGTGGTTATTGTGTCTAATCCGGGAGAAATTACTGACTCTACAAGAGAAAAGGGCTGTGAAGAATTTACTATTTTCCATCTAGGCACTCCTTCCAGCGTAGGACTTGTGTATGAGAAGTTAATCCCATTGGCTGTCTGTGTAGCTTCTGCGGTGGGAATTGAGTTGATATATCCATTAACGTCTGCACTCTCTATGTTCGTGCCTGAGACGCTTAGAGAGTACCCTGTGCGGTATTGATGACTTGTTATTGATTCCGTTATTACTGATTGCGAAGTGCTGTTTGTTGTGGAACTTCCTGTTCTGAACGTGGGAACTACTGGATTTGCAAAGATTTTGACAGGAAATAATATTATTAATAGCAGCCAAAATTTAGTCAATTGTTATTTGTACAGTAGTAGATCCAATGCAACTAGAACCAGATCCAAATGCACCACTACAAGTATGGACTCCTGATGAAAGAGAAGTCATTGCTCCACTACCAAGAGTACCTCCACTACCTACAGTTGTTTGTCCTGATAAATGAGGTAGTGCTGCTATGCCTGACGATGGTGTAACAGCAGATGGAGTGGCATCACCTATAGTTACCGCTTCAGTTAATGAAAATGCACTCCCTGCTGTTGTAATAGCTTTGTCAGTCTGAATTAAAGCTGGCACACCTGCGGTCAAACTTGAGACATTAAGTCCTCCAATTGCACCAGAGGTAGTGCTACCACCAGAAGTTACAGAGGGAGTTATGTTATTACCTGATATTGAATATGTCGTGCCTAATTTATTGGTAACAGAATACGGCATATCTACCGAGATCTGGGCAGATGTCGTAAATTTTTGCGTTATGTCTGCTAGTGCTACAGAAGGACTAAACAGTAACAGTAATGCTAATAGTTTTTTCATGTTTTTGGTTTAGTAGAATCAACTTTAACAACGTCTGGTTTTGACGTTATAAGCTCGATTGGTTGACGAATTATAATGGTTGAAGTGCCACCACCAGAGTCACCAATCACACCGTTTTCATTTTCTTTCTTTTTCTTTTTTGCTCCCTGTGCTGCATTAACACTTATACCTAATCCACCTAAAATATTACCGAGAAGCCCTGCTGCGAAGGTCGAATCCACACGAGGTTGGTCTGGTATGTCTACACCAAATAATTTATTAGGAAGTTTTACATATCCAAGAGACAAAACTAATAAACACCAAGTTAAAATAAATCCTTGAGCAACAGTAGAAACTAAAAAAGTAATTTTTTCCTGATAATCAGGTTTATCATCTTCTAGTTGTTTATTTTTTTCTACTAATTTGTCAGCCATAACAACGATTTATTAGTAATACTATATGTAATTACCTAGATACGCAAATGCCTGAGATATATGCAGCACTTGTAGGTGCTTGTGTTACAGCAGTAGCAGTAACAATATCTAATATGTCTAACAAAAGAGAGCGGGATATACGGGATATCTACTATCGACTTAATAAGCTGAGTGAATCTGTCAGTAGGTTGGAAGGACAGATTAAATAATATTTGCTATGTTTGGAAAAACTAACAAACTATGTACAAAATACTGAAGCCTATACTATTACGCTTTTTATCCACGACAGGGTGTAAACGTTTGGTAATAGATTTATGTCGTGCATTTGTAAAGCAGACCTCGAATACATTGGACGATAAAGCAGTAGATCTGTTGGAGCAAAATTTGTTTCCAAAATTAAATTGATGGAAAAAGAAACTTTTTTAAATATAGAAATAGAACCTGCACCTGTAGAGTTGCAACTGTCAGTTGAAATGCGTTGCAGAGAAATTATGAAAAGCAATGATACAGATAATATAAAAAGATATTGCACACATCTTATAAGGCATCAAATGAAACAAGATGTTTTTTTAGCAGGGTTGTTAGGAAGAATTGTAGAATTAGAAGCTAAAGAAATTGTAGAAGAAAGAAAAACAGAAAGATTAAAAAGTAAAAGATTAGAACGTAAATCTATTGACAGAATTAAAAAATTCTTTCATATTTAAAAAGACATTTATGGAGATTACCATGCCTAGAGGTAAGGGTACTTACGGAACTACAAAAGGTAGACCACCAAAGAAAAAGTAAATTTTTTTCCCCATCACAATAAGACCCTAGATTGATTAATGGTTCGTGTCAGTCTAGGGTTTTATATTGCCCACCTAAAAAGGTATTTCATCGTTTGGTACTTTGTTATAACTTTGTAAGTCATCATTGCCTTTATACGTTGGTGTATTAGGGTTTGGTTTTCCGGGTTGGTAATTATTATCTGCATCAAAAATAGTTACCATTACTGCTGATGGATTTGGTTTGTTACCAAAGTCAGGTAAACCTGCTAAATTAACCCATCTATCTATAAGCATATATTGTTTGCCTTCGTCATTCTCCATAATGACTCCAATGTTTTGCCAGTTTGCTTTTTTAACTCCGTCTTTCATATATTCTCGTGTCTTGACTGCTAGGTTTTTTACTTTTTTTGCCATAAGGAATCTCCTGTAGTATGCGTATGCGGACAAAACCACCTAAGTAATCTTGATCCATTGTTGAAATCACAGTATTAAACCGCTTATCATTTATTTTAAGTGCATCTGCCAAACCATCAATACCTGACTTCATTCTTGCTACTAGATTGTCACGATCATAATTTCGTCTGTCTGGTGGTATAAAAGTCATTTCTAAAACTAATCTTTCTGGTATATTTTCAGTTACTTTTTTAAATTTTTTAAGCTGTTCTTTAGCTACGCTATTACATTTTTGTCGGTATTGTTTTTTGGCCGAAGCCAGTTTTGCCCAATGCAATCTTTTGTTTGGCGATAGATCAGATGGTGGCCAACCTAATACAACTTCAATCATTTTTTAGTATCTCCCATTCTATTTTTGATTTACTGCCCATTAAATTTGTTGCCATTTTAAATTTATCAAAATCTACAAGCACTCCTTTTTTAGGCCATTTTGGTTTTTTACCTTCACCACTTCCTATCCAACAACAACCTGCTGTTATAACTTCTTGCAAATCAAAATATTCTTGTTGTGTACAAATTATTTTCATTGTTCTAACCTCCTTATCTCTTCCGTAATACGGTCATAATTTATTTTAAAATAGTTTTCATCTAAATTTTCAAACCAATATTGCCTGTCGAGTTCTGCAAGTGTGCATTTGTATTTTGCAATTTTTAAAATAGTAGATTCATCCATTTGTTTTGCTCCATAATTTAATTAATAACTCTAATTCACGGATGCGTGATTTAGCTGCATTAATTTTTTGTTCTGTTGTCATTAAAATAAAACTCCTTGTGTTGCACATTGGTAACTTGCATCATATTTTTTATTGTTACCTTTTGGATATGGCTCTATGCCATAAGCTAAATTTTTAATCATTTCTTTTTTTTCTTTTTTATTACCTATTAAATAAAAATATCTATGCTTTCTAGGTCTATCAATAAAATAAAATTTATTTGGATTATCTCTTCTTTCTTGTAATGTAAAATTTTTACAAACATTTTTACTATGTATATTACTTCCATACATTCTCCATTCTTTATGAACATCAGAAAGTCCTGTATATATCCAGTTTGTAGCTTGATAAATATATCCATTATGTCCTTGCGATGTATCTGCATAGGAAACAATTACTTTTGGTTTTTGCAAAAATTTTATTGACTGACTTACAAAAAAACTTAAAACATTTTTTCCTAAATTATCATTTACACATAATCTATTTAACTCTAAAAAAATATCTTGATATTTGCCTTTAAATGCACCTACTATTAAAGATCTAGATACAGGAAAACCAAAGCTAACAACACCCTGTAAAACTTTATTAATATCATATAAACCAAAACAATAAACAATATTTGGAATACGTTTTGCATAATGTTTTTTTAAAAACCATTCGTGGCATTCATAATTATTTATTTTTTTTACTGAATAATTTTTATGTATACTCATGTATTTTTCCTGTAAGAATCCCAATCAAAACCAATCATTTTACCTCCGTCTTCACGCAACCTATCGGTTACACGTTCACCAAGGTAATCTGCTAATTGTTCTCGTGGAATATTTGATAATAAAATTGATGGTTTTCTATTTTCATAGCGTGTATTTAGCACATCAAACAATACTTGTTTTTCAAACTCTGACCCAAACTGCACTCCCACCTCATCCAGTATTAATAAATCAGGTGATGCATAAACTTCAACTACTTGGCTTTCAGTTTCGTCTTTTGTATGCCAGCTATCTTTTACTCTACGAATAAGACGTTGGACGGTGACAAATAATGGTGACCGTTTTTGTTGCATGACTGCTAACGCAATGCCTATTGCCAAATGGGTTTTACCAGTTCCTGGTTTGCCAACAAAGATTGCACAACGTCCTGTTTGTAATACGTTATCAAAATTTTCTGCGTATTCTTTTGCAAAAGCTAATGCCTTTTTTTGACCAGTTGTTTTTGCCTTATAACTTTCTAATGTTCTATCTTTGAATCTTTCTGGTATTGATGCACTACCTATTTTTGCAATCCACCTACGTTGATCACGTTCTATCTCTGCTTGTTTATCACGTTCTATTTGTTCTTTTGCCTCCTTATCTCGCCTTATACCCATGCAATATGGGCATTCGCTCCAATGCTCACCCATAAAGTTTGTTGAAGTATATGCACCATGCTCAGAACAATTACGTTCTTCCGTTGGTCTATCTTTTATTAATTTATTCAAAATCATATTTCTTGTACCCCATCACCATAGTTGGTAGTAGCAAAAGATTTTTGTTCTTTTGTTATCCAATCGCTTTTAAAACTTTGCCATCCTCTTGCTTGGCACATAATCAAAGCATCCTCCAAACTAATCGTAGTTTTTTTAACTTCATTCTTTATACCCTTTAATGCAGTTTCTGTTAACGGTGCTTTTTTATTTCTTCTGTGTATTAAAAAATCATCCCATGTTTTCTTACTTACATTACGAGGACGTTTTATTTTTATATTATATATTTCTTGTTTATTGTTTATTGGTTTATGGTTCTTGTTTATTGGTTCTTGTTTATTGGTTGGTTGCGGTATACTTGAAGTACCCTTCAACCGTGCTAAAGCAGATGCTTTGCCACCTCTAGATGATGCCAATATCTTTTGTTTATATTTTTGTATTTCTTCATCTGCTCGTGGATTAATCCACCCTTTACCCTTTTCTAAAACAAAAAATTCTTTTAATACTTGTTTTACATCAGGCAAATGTTCACGCATTCTAATAAGCTTTGCCACTTGTTCTGGATCTTCTGGCAATGGTCGCTCGTGCAGATAATAATTATCTAAACACCTACGATATGCCAGATCTTCCATCTCCCATAAATGCAAAGTATGACTCATGTAATCACTAATGTTGTAGGAGTAATAATGCATTACTCCTCCTTGCGATAGTTATTTAAAACTTCTTCCTTGGCCTGTTCTGCACTTGCATCATCCATACCAATTGATTCTCTTAATCTTGATAGTGAATCTTTTGGTTCTGTTGATTGCCTTGCATTAGGTGTAATGTCTACCATGTTATCTTCTTCTATTCTGACAACAGAATTAATGGCATCATTTTTTGGTAGTCGTTTTGCAATACGATGAATAACAGTTTTCTTTGCCATCTGGTCAAACCATTTAACCCAAGGACTATGTGGTGATGATGCACCTTTTGCTTGTTGTTTGCATTTATTTACATCATCCATATTCATAATTTCAATGTACTCTCCATCGTTTGCAGTTTGTACATAACAGTAAACGCATATACGATTACCTCTATCGCCAACTAATAATGGAATATGTTTAACATGAGGATTACTTCCTAATTCATATTCAAAGCAATCATTTTCGTATACAACTTCAGCAGAAATAGTTTTAATTAATCCACTATTATGCATTAACTTAATAACTCCTTCGACCATAGGTAAATAATTAACCTGATTGCCATACAAAACTGCTGATGCTTCTTTGCCATCCAAATACAAACCATCTTGTGCTGACTTCATAAAGGTTTGCATTAAACTTGTCTTGTCTGCCTGTAATAACTTTGGATTTTTATTTAACGTTAACTTTGCAACGCTAATAAATTTATTTACATCCATTTGCCTTGGCAAAGCTTCAGTAAATTTGTCTGCCATTTTTTCTAGTGTGCCTTGCATGGCTACAAGTGGTGAGATGGATTGTGTCATTAGCTAAGTCCTTTAGGTGAATTGAAACGGAACATTCTGTATCCTTTGCGTGGATTCTGGTATGTGCCAACCATGTCTTGAGTTATCAGTTTGCCTTTATTTGGTTTAGACATACCGCAACTGATTGTTCCATTTACGGAAATAATCTTTGATGCATTTTGACTCATATCTAAAATTTGTGCCTTAATTGCATCTCTTGTTTTGCTTAGTGAAGCATATTCTCTGTTGACTAAGTTGTATTCATCAATCAACTTATCCATATCTTCATCAGCATTAAGAATTAAACTTGCGTCTGCTTGGTTACATAAATTTTTCATTATGTACTGTGCGTCTTTGGTGTAGTCAGGGTTTGGTTCTGTACCAGATTGTATTTTCTCCCAAAAATTTTTTACTTTCTCTGTTAAAAGTTTGCCAATCTCTGGATCTCTTTTACTTTTGACTACCTTCATGGTGTTACCACCAACAAGAGCAACAATATAACCCACGTTGTAACCAGTAATTTCTAGTTGGTGTTGGAGTTGCAAAGCAATATGCTCTGGTGGTTCTATGTTGTACTCGTCATGCTCTATCCAGTTCTTGCGATATGCCAAGCCATCCACATTTTTTATCTCAAGAATCATAGGTTCTTTTTCACTTACAATTTTGTAATCAAAAGAACTGCCCATCCTTGTTTCTGGATTACGCATATAAACATCAAATTGCTCAACCTTAAATTTGTTGCGGTCTGCAAATTCTAAAGCAATAGAATCTTCCAAGCGTCTGCCCCACGCCATGCGCTCATTATCACTTATAGCAACTACCACCTTATCTTTTTTCTGGTGGTAGAGTTCAAACTCAGTTTGGTATGGGTTGAGATTAAACAATGCTGATACCTCAGTAGAGGTGACATCAAGCAAACGGTTTTCTAACCATGATTGCTTGTCGGTAATTGGATACGATTTTGTGTTCATTACTTGTTAACTCCTAAAATAAATTCAATTCTTTGTTTGCATAGTTTTACCTGATTTTTAGTAATTCTTGGTGCAAACAAAGTAGCCATGTCTTCGCATTCTTTTTGCAATGTTTTATCTTTTGTTGTTATGGCTAAAACCAACGCTTGATAATAGCCTTTTACAAAATCTGAGTTTGTGTCTGCAAAAGCTTTTTTTTCAAAAGTAATTTGATCCATAATTAAATTTTCTCCTTTTGGAATTGAATAAATTCTTTGTTGGGAACTACGTTAGATTCCCATTTAGCTACGGTTTCATAATTACCGTAATACGGCCATGCAGGTGACTTGTAATCTTTTTCAACTTCCCATGTACCACTAAACTTGCGTTGCCTGATGTTATCTCTATCAAAAACCTTGCGGTCTATTTCAGATCTAACTTCTTTAAGAATGTCGTAAAGGGAATACTCGTCATTGACGTAGACGGTGATGTTAATTTTTCTCATTGGTCTGGATAAGATTTGTATAAAGGGTGGTTTTGTAGCTCGCATTCGAGTGCTAATTCTTCATCCCACATTTCTGAAGTGTGGTCACGATAAGGAAGGCTGGACAAATAGTCCAACCTTTTTAGTTTCTGGGTATTTGTCATTACTCCTCCCAAGGTTGTAGGTGTAATGTGATATTCCAATAAGCATTACAGAAATGTTTGTTATCCCATATGTCTGAATGACAAGTAATGTGATCCCTAACCATTCTGTCTATCTCTTCTCGAATATGTTCGGGTAATTCCATTTGGAATTTACGGTAAAGTTTCTTTTTACGTATCATGAGTACCACCTCTCAGCCCAACTAAACTTAACACCTAGTTTTTCTAGCTTTTCAATAAGTCTGACTGCTGTAGCTCTGACTTTACCGCCATACTGTGGACTAACATCTTCTGCTCTGTCCATAGTGCTACCTGATATGCAATCATCTAGAACCATCTTGTCGATTTCGTCTAGCTCATCGGGTAATTTTTTGTCGTATTCAAGACTGCTATAAATCTTTCTACAACTATCCCAAACTTTTTCTTCGGGATAAACTTTGCGAACTGGATCTTTTACATATTGTCCAGTTGAATATTCTTCGATGATTTTATCGGTCTTGTTATACTCACCGTATTTTTTAATCATGTCATCTTCATAGAATTGACATGAGCATTCAACGATGCATTCTTCGGGTCTGTCTAAAAGAATTTCTCTTTCGAGAGCCGTAAGCTTAATTTGTGTCATTTGATTTTGTAAATAAAAATTTGTAAGGGATCAAATTTGAGCAGTTACCTGCTCGTAAACCATTATTGCACATATTCCAACACCTGTCAAATAATTAATTAATCAAAGGCATCTCGTTTCTTTAAAACTTCTACCTCCGCTTGGCATCTTGGGCAAGTTAAATGTGTTCTTACTGAATACTCTGCACCAAGAATAGGATGCAGTGATATATCAACGTCAGTATCAGAAATAGGAATAAGATCTGAGTCACACCAGTAACAGTTCATAATCCTACTCGTATAGCAGAAGAACTAGAACTATTATTTATATACAAAGTACCTACTGTATTTGGTATGTATTGTGTTGTTGTTTGATTTTCTAAACCAGTGCTTTCAATCCCTTCTGCATACCCTGCCTGATAACCCTTATTGAATGCGTGTTGGCTACCCTCTGTAAAGCCTTTTTGATAGTTTGCTTGTAATGCCTGCTCAATCTGTTCTTGCGTTGGTTGAGGACTTTCTGACAACGTAAGGTGCAATCCATCTTTTTTAATTGCATTTATAAATTTATGTGAAGCTACAATTGCTTCATTTTCATTTGGATTGTTTGATGCCAATGCATATAATTTTTGTAATTTTTCTAATTTTTTTTGATTCATTCTCTACCAAAGATAAGTTCGTACGGTGTAATATTTAAATTTAATTCCCATGCTTTTTCTAATACTTTTTTTTGGATTCCAGTAGGAATTGTTCCGTGCTTTTTCCATTTGCTTACAGAACCTGCATCCCTTCCGACCTGACGAGCCAATTCACGGACACCGCCAAATTCAGATATGCATAATTCGTAAGGAGTTTTAGTTTGTTCCATAGTTTTATATTGTCATAAATGCAACGTTAATGCAATAAAAAAAAGAGGGTTGTTAACCCTCCTCCTTTTGTTTTTCAGAAAATACAAGAGTGCAAGTACCTAAGAAGTTAGCTTTGCCCTCGTCAACTTCGAAATCCCAAGGGCAATCGTTATCAAGTAACCATTGATAAATTTGGTATCTGTTCATTGTTTTAAATAAGAATTAGGAATAAAAGTAAATAAGGAAATAATGCGAAAGCCATAGGTCTATCCATATACAAGTGAGTCAAAAGTCATGATCTGCAATATAGAATCTGCTATTGAAGCATCAATAAGAGATAAATCATCAGTCATAAATGATCTATGGACTGACCAACAATCATCAGAATTAAGATCAGTTTTACCTGATATTATTTTTTCAATAGCCTTTAAAACATCTTTAACCTTAAATTGATGTTTGTCTTCTTCTATATCTTCTACTGTTATAGGACTCTCAAGAGTTAATTCTTTTAGCCATATACAACAGCCCTCATACTCATAATCTTGACCTGACTTGATGTAGGTAACACCTTCGTCTTCTTCTACCTCTATATTGCCTATGGTTACATCTGTAGCCCAATAATTTGAGCCTTGACCCATAGTGCAAAATAAATCTTTGAGGTTTTGCATAGTTACTGTAAGGTCATAAGTAACATTAACTTTAAATGTTTGTTCTGTAATAGTTGTCATTTAAACACCTCCTTCAATAGTGTTTCTTTCATGTTCAATACTTGATAACCACTTATCAAAATCTTGACGTAAGCTATCAGGCATATTGTTATGTAAAGTCTGTAGTTTTGGATTGTTATTCCATTGCACAGAAATAACATAGTTTTGAATTGTGTATTTCATTGTTATTATTCTCCTAAATATGAATTTACTAATGAGTTGTACTCAACTGAGCCATCGACAAGCTGTTTAGGAGTAATTGCAGATACTGTAGAGCTAGACATAAAAGCATTGATAAATGCATCTTTGTTTGCTTTGCCTTTGACATCTTTGTAATCAACTCCAAGCATTAAGTCAGCGAATACTACAAAAGCTCGCTTGCCTTCTGCCTTAGTACGCTTAAGCAATCTTGCATATGTACCTGCATGAGTCATAAACCATAAACTGGCTTGCTCTTGGATCTCGCTAGGTGTGAATGTTTCCATGTGTTGTTAATTTGAAATTAGTAAGTGACGGATCGCTCGACTAGCGACCTACTTATTAGTGTTGCATATAATCCATCATAAGTCAACAAAATAGTTTTAAACATTGCATATTTATTTATTTTTTCTTATATTTTAATTAATTTATTATTCCTTAATGACAGCAATAACTCAATTAACTAGAGAATACATTGCTGTTAATTCTGAAGGTTACCGTATCGGCACTAGCCACCATAATTGTAAAATTTCTGATCAAACTATTGATGCCATCAGGGATTTAAACGAGGAGGGATTAGGTTACGGTACTCTTAGTACTATTTTTAACTTACCCAGAGGTACAATTGCCAAAATCTGTAAATACCGTATCAGGGGGCAAACTCCAGACCGTTACAAAACAATCTACAAAACTAGGACGACCTACAGAGAAACCTGATCCTGTAATTATAGAGGAAGTTTTGTTTTGGATTTCTTCTGGCAATACTTTGCGTTCTTATTGCAGACAAAAAAATAAACCTGCTTTTACTACTATTTACAATTGGTTAAATAAAGATAAAGAATTTAATGAACGCTTCGTGCGTGCGCGCGAGGTTGGATCAGATATGATTGCGGATTCTATTATGGAAATTATGAGCGAAACTCCTGAGATGATAGGAGGGGATAATCCACGCATAGACCCCGGCTGGGTAGCTCTCCAGAAGGCCAAAAGTGATGTTGCATTGAAACTATTGTCCAAGTGGTTTCCGCAACGTTATGGAGATCGTGTAGGAGTAGAAGCAAAAGGAGATATTAACCTGACTATCAGCACTGGCCTACCGCAAGGATGAACATAAGCCTTGATTACACCCCACGCCTATGGCAACGTCAATGTCATATAAATAAAAAAAGATTTAGTGTTTACGCATTACACAGGCGATCTGGCAAAACAGAACTAGCCATCATGGAACTAATAGATAAAGCGATTAAGACAGACAAAGAGCTAGGTATGTTTGTGTACGTTGCACCGTTCCTGAGACAAGCAAAAGCAATTGCATGGGCAAGACTTAAGCAGAAGATAGAACCATTGCGTAGGCAGTCTGTAGTCGAGATAAACGAAGGAGAACTATCGGTAAGGTTTAAACATAATGGAGCGATTATTAGACTTTTTGGGGGCGATAATCCAGATGCACTTCGAGGAATGCGACTTGATGGTTGTGTGATAGATGAGGTAGCTCAGATTAAGAACGAACTATGGTCAGATATTGTCCAACCTGCACTCTCTGACCGTCTTGGATGGTCATTGTTTATTGGTACACCACAAGGCATTAACTTGTTTTCTGAGTTGTACTACAAGGCTGTCAATGAGGAGGGATGGACAGCATCAAGGTACACAGTGTTCGATACAGATAGCTTGCATCCAGATGAGGTGACTCGTCTTAAACGTGATATGAGTGAGACATCATTTGCTCGTGAGTATTTATGTGACTTCTCAGCACAAGGTGACGATCAACTTATTGCATTGGCAGATACCGAAGATGCATCTAAACGTGTATACCAACAAGACCATGTAAATATGTCACCAGTAGTGCTAGGAATTGACCCTGCAAGGTTTGGAGATGATAGGTCTGTAGTATTCCGTAGGCAAGGTAGACAAGCATTTAAACCTGTTGTGTATCGAGGTATAGACAATATGGATTTAGCATCCAGAGTAGCCAACCTAATAGAGGAACATGACCCAGATGCAGTTTTTTGTGACGCAGGTGCAGGGAGTGGAGTTATTGACAGACTAAGACAACTATCGTATGACGTAATCGAGATACCATTTGGTGGTAAGGCAACCAAACCAGAGCAATACCTAAACCGTAGAAGTGAGATGTGGTGGTTAATGAAGCAATGGATAGAGGAGGGAGGTGCAATACCTAACGACATAGCCCTCAAACAAGAACTAGCTACACCAATTTATTGGTATGACAACGTAGGTAGGCGTGTATTGGAAAGCAAGGATCAGATTAAGAAGAGATTGCAGGGAGCAGGGTCACCAGATCTGGCGGATGCACTAGCGTTAACATTTGCTTTGCCAGTAGCCAAAAAAGAGATGGAGGATATATACATTAAGAAACGCAAAGAAGCTACACACAAGAAAGATTATGACCCATACACAAGAATCTAACTTTGTCCGTATAGCAGAAGGTCTAGATGTAGAACCATTGCTTAAGTTATTAGATGCAAAACCAGAGTTGTGGAAAGAAATAACAGCACGACAAAAGATTACAAAGTCACCACACAAGGATACCGAGTGCATATACGTTAGAGGACCACTAAAGATGAGTACATACTACGTTTTATTTGATACAGGGTCATATGACTACCCATGTATGGAATATTTAAAACCTGCGTTAGTACCATTAATGCGACCAATACTAGAACAGCTACAAGTCAAGGAAATGGGAAGGGTACTTATAGTGAACTTAAAGCCTAGTGGTCATGTAACTAAACACAATGATCAAGGAACGTATGCAGATTACTATCAAAGGTTTCATTTAGTGTTGCAAAGTAATCAATGGTGCAACCAAACTTGTGGAGATCAGGAGCAAAAATTTAATGTAGGCGATGTTTGGTGGTTTAACCATAAGAAATTACATACGGCTCATAATGTTGGCATGACTGACAGACTGCATATAATATTTGATTGTGTAACAAACTAT